AATCAAATCCACTACAACCAAACAACAACTATCTATTGAACCTAACTACTGGTGGTAACATGGTTCTGTATCTACCAACTAATGCTGTTACTGGTGATATAATTAGATTTGTAGAATTGACTGGAAATCTAAGTTACAATACTAATTTGGTAATTAGAGCATTGAAGATTGCTAATGCGGCAGTTGGAATTCAGGGAGACTTTAGTGGTTCTAAACTAACATCTGGTACTGGATCTAATCTTCTTGCCCAGGCATGGGATAGTGGTGAACTTATTGTTCAGACTAGAAATGCTGGATTTGGACTTCTATATGTTGGATCAACTGATGCTCCTAATGATCCACTCGCTTCAGAAATTCCTTCAAACCTACGCGGTTGGTGGTTAGTAGAACTATAATCCTATGGCACAAAATTACGGTTCAATAAAATCCATGAAGACTGCCAAGATTGGCACAATCATGTTATGGGCAGGAGACGGGAATGATGGAGATTTACTTTCCAACATTCCCACTGGTTGGATATTATGTGATGGTAGAGTTTATCAAGCTAATAGATATCCATTATTGTCTTCTGTTCTTGGCAATAGTTATGGCGGAACGCCTATTTCTGGAGAATTTCCGCATTATACAGGAACTATCAAACTTCCAGATATCACTGGAAGATGTATGATGGATTTGGAACCAGAAATGTTAGCAGATTCAAAATATCAATATGGACAGATAGATGCTTTTTCTAAATTATCCAGTCTCGTTGTTGATGATGGATTAACTACATCAATTGCAACTCTAATTTCTGCTGATACAGATTTAGCTTTTAATGTTACTTCCGATCTTCAATTTATTGGAAAAATGACTGGTGGAGTGGGAGCAAATAATATTACTATTAGTCCTCCGTCATTTTCAACAACTGTTTATACAGTTCCTAGGAAACTTGGCATCAATCATATGCCTTATCATAAGCATCCAGGCACTTATTCTAGTGCTCAGGCATTTCAGGCTCCACCAGATGTTTTCTCGCCTTCTTCAATGAGTGTGGGTGGATCTAGAAGTTTGCCTAATGGATGTGGAACTGGAACATGGAATGAAGCTACTTTTAATGATGCTGCAAATGCGGAAACGTGGTGTAGTGGAAGCAGTGTAATTACATTTTACGATGAAAATACTTTGATCCAAACAAATCAATTTAACACATTTCCTGGTAGTGGTAGCTATGATTATTCTAAAATTCCTTCTGCTAGTGCTGGAGCCAGAGTTTTAGAATCGCAAATTTATACTGATGCTTTCACCAGCGTTCCAGTATTAACCCACGCTGAAGATGCATGGACTGGTATATTCCCAAGACCACTTGAAACATCAAATAGAAGAAATTATTTTGGAATTAATACTGGCATAACAGGTGGTACTGGCCTGCCAGATGATCCAGAATCAATCGCAGTATTTTCTGTTGGTAGCGTAACTATTACTGCTGCAACTTCACAAATTACTCTTCCGATTAGTATAAATCTTGGAACTGAAAAGGATAATATTGTTCCATTCATGTATGTTACATCAGGATCAACAACTGGAACCTATGTTGATTTTGGAACACAAGTTTTGGCTATATTTTTAAATGATAATGGTAATTATGTTCTAGATTTGAGTAAGCCTATTGCTGGTGCTGGATCAATACAAACGATGTTGGTGTTTAGACATGGAACTTTTCCAACAACTTTAAATTCCACAGCAGCTGCTCAAGATCCCGCTTCCACTACGTATCAAGCACATAATCATGCTAGTTTTGATGTTACCATGACAAATGGTAATCTTAATGGACCAACAACACACCCAGTTACTAACGTTCAACGTGGTGATGTTACGCCAGAGACAATCACTGGTGCTCTAAATATATTAGCGAACATCGCTAACCCATCACTAAACGTTGTTTACGTAATCAGGGCGTACTGATGGCAACACATTACACAAAAGAAAGAAGTAAATATGGTACTCTTACTGGCAGTATAATTATTTGGCCTGTAGAAATTCCTGTACCAAATAATCCACAGAATCCTGATGTAAAAAATATTTTGCCAGCAGGATATTTGAGATGTGATGGAGCAAAATATAATGCAAATCAATATCCAGATCTTGCAGCAATTATTGGAACTGGTACTAATTGTAAGTTTGTGAGAAAAGATCAAAATGGAGATCCACTTACTCAATTAACTGATGAAGAATTTGTTGTTCCAGATCTTGGATCTAAGTATCCAAGGCCAGTTCCTGGTGCTGATGCTGGAACATATAATAATATTTTAACAGAGACTCAATCTGGGACTTTTATTAAAAGATCTGGTATAGGTGTGGAAGCAACATCTAACGTTGGTCAAGTTGCTCAGATAACTTACAGTGGAAAATTTATTATTCCTCCCCAAACAATATCTCTCAAAGGAAAACCAGCATATACTTGGGGTAATAATGGATATACTGATTCCGAATCTGTGGATGCTCTAGCAATTCACCCCCATATGCACTTTTCAACTACAAGTAGGGTTAGAATAAAACCAAGAAATGCTCCCGCTAGTGGTCAAGATCTTGCATTTGGTAATAATACTTTCGCAAATGCCTCAACAATCAATATTAATGATTGGTTGAATGCAACAAAATATAATGAAGGCGGATTATCGAACAGTTCTGCTGGAAGTAATCAACCAGCATGTTGGGCAATTGCATCTGGAACAAAAGCAAATAAGCAAGATGATATTAATATTGTTCCATTACCACCTCCCTTGTTTCTTGGGTCTCAGGTAATTACATATAATAATTTTTGTAGAAGTGGTTGTGAATTATCAAATCTCAGGTGTTATTGTTTATTAAATAATTCAGTTCAATATGATCTTGCAAATGATTGGTTTGGATTTCCAGGTACAAGAATTAGGCAATATGTTGACTCTTTAATTGGATGTGTTCCAGATTTATTTAATGGTGGAGCTGATGGATTTGGGTGGAATACTAGTGGAACAACACCCGCGACTTATGTTTCTGGTGCTTCACAGGTTCCAAGTGATTGGAAAGGAACTTCACTTGCTGATGTTTTGCCATTAAATTCTAATCTTACGCAGCAAACTTCATTTCCTCAAGCTAGTAATGTTGTAACGGAAGTTGAGGAGTTAGATTATACTGATGGTGTTGATGATCCAACAATACATAATCATAAAATATTACTCACTAGATCTGGTCATGATTATAAAATAGTCACCGATACATTTTTATTAGAGCCAGATGCATTAAATACTACTATAAGTTTGTTCCCAGAGACGGAGGCATCACTTGATGCTGTAACCTCTCCATTTATTGTATTAGAATACTTAATTAAGATATAAAATGGTAGCATTTAATCCTTCGTATCGCAATAATCGTCAAAATTATTATTCAGAGAAAGGCCCAGATTGCGTCTCTGTGGGTACGATTATTAATGTCTTTAAAACAAAATCTGGTAAAAACTCGTATGATTCTGAGTTTGTACCTACAACAAATCCAATTAATGGCACAGCAGCATATGTGAATATTTCTGGAGATGCTGAACCAGAAATTAACCCAGAATATCAATATAGAGGATACTTGTATTGTGATGGATCTGAATATAAAATTAGTGATTATCCACTTTTATATGCAGCAATTGGTAACGAATATGGTGGAACTCCTAGTAATGGTATTACTGTTTTAACTGGTGGGAGTGGTTATTCATCTGCAGCAACAATAACATTTTCTCCTGCTCCTGTTGGTGGAATTACTGCCACTGGAACTCCCATAGTTCAGTCTGGAGTTGTTACTGGAATATCCGTAATTAAAGCAGGAGTTGGATACTTAACCCCACCAACAATAACTTTTACTGGCGGCGGATCGGGAGCAACATTTGAAATTAGATTAAACAACCAAGGATCAATCGCTCCAATTACACAAAGTAATGTACTCGAACATTGGCCAGATTCTAACATGGGAACGTTTGCTGTCCCAGATCTTTTAGCCAAAAAAATTGTTGGTTACGGAGCAGTTTATGGTTCTGGATCTCCAGTCATTGGAAATATTGATTTGATTATTGGACCTGATAGTATTGGAGGCAAGTGGTATCTTGATGAAGAATCGCAAAAAGGTCAGTTTAATCTTGGCGCAGTAACTACAACTGGTTATACAAATGTAACTGATACTCTTGGTGGAAATATTATTGGATCTGAGACAATTACATTTGCTCTTCAAGAAAAAAGATTATCTGGAGCCCCTCAGCATACTCATTTATTACTTCATTCTGAAGCTCCAAACATTCAAGGCGGAAAACCAGGAATTACATATGATAGTTATTTGACAGGATATAAAAATGGCACTGGAAAAATTGAAGGATTCACCCCATCTGGTGGTGTTGCATTAACACACAATCATGCTTTGTTAAAAAAATCAAATACAAGCACAACATTCGCTACTTATGATTTGTATAATTATACTGGCGGAGATCCTGCGCTTGGAACTTCAAATCCATCTGGAAATATCTATGCATCTGGAGGTTCTGGATCATTTGAACTAGTGACTTTTACTCCAAGTCCTACTTTTAGAATTTTTAATGCCAGTTCTCAGGTTGGCGGGAGAACTATTCTCACTTCTGGTACTCCAATCTATGATTTTGCAACAACAACATATAGTAATCCAGGAACTTATACTTATAGTATTAATACCTCTGTTGACGAGATAACATTTACAGTTCAGGCTGGTGGGGCATCGGGAGCTGTATATGATTTGCAAGGAAATAATGGGAATAACTCTACTGTAACTCTTGGATCTGGTCAGGTTGTTATAACTGCAGGTGGTGGAATTAAGGGAGGAGCTGCGGGAGCAACAACTGCAGGATCTGGAGGATCTGGAGGATC